GTAATGATCTGATCTGATGTTGGAGAATATGATTCACGAACACTAAAGAATAAAAAGTCACCAGAAAATTGATCAATTGTTCTTTCTGTTACAGAGGTAACTGTAATATTTGTAGCTTCAATTGCTGGATTTGAAACCCTGCCAGCATTTGTTGGATCTGTAGTTAATACATCACCAACATCAATACTAAAGTTGTTAAACACAGATAATAAGATTTGTGTATCAGTAAATTCAACAATACGATACTTTTTATATGTATCTTTTGTTAATAACATATCGTATTCAAGTTTTGCTTTATCAAATTGTCCTGTAATAAGTACACAACCTGAACCAATATTTTCTGTAAATTTTCTATTACTACCAAATTGTTTAAAGTTTCTTACAAGTCCTACTTTACGATAATCATTATTAATTTCTATACCTTGATTTTTGTCTCTAGAAATAGATGTATAAAAGATAATCGCATTTGCATTAAGTTCATCAATTGCATTTGACCCATGACCACCTAATGGTGTCATAATTGCTCTTGCAACAGCACCACTTGAGCCAGCATTACCAGTAATAGTAATATCTGTCCATGTGTATCCTCGGCCGGGATTAGTAATTTCAATCTTTGTTATCTGACCTGCATTTACAATGGCCCTTGCTGTAGCACCCTCACCATCACCAAGAATATTTACTGTTGCAGTTGAATAACCAGAACCACCGGCTACCATTTTTACTGTATAAATTGCTCCAGGTACTGCAAGTAATTCCACATTAGCTTGTAATGTATCAACAGTACCTTGATCAAATGATGCAACTAAAACACCACCAGATCCATTTCCTGTATCATCAACAATTTCAATATTTGCATTTGTGTATCCATATCCAGGATTATTAATTACATATCCTACAATTTCACCACCGGTACCTAATGTTGCAATACCTGTAGCACCATCCGGTAATGTAAATGTATGATCTTCATTTAAACCTGCTGTAATTGCAATTGCAGTTCCGGCATTAGCATCATTTTCATTTGCTGCTAATTTAAATGATACATCATCTATTTTAATTACATAGTATGTAGTATTATCTGTTAAACCTACAATATCTGTTCCACCACCATTACTATATAATACTTCATCTCCAGTTTGCAATAGATGATCACCATTTGCATATGTAATTAAATTTGTAGATGTAGTAATACTAGTTTGAGCATTAATTGTTTTTACTGGTGTTGTAATTTCAATATTTGGTGCTTGTGTATAACCATCACCAGGTGTTACTAAATTTACAACCGTAATTCTACCACCAGAAATTGAAGCTTGAGCTGTTGCAGTATTTCCTGCAAATTCCAAGGATAAATCACCATTTGAAATAGTACCTGATGTATGAGTAGGAGGTGTACTTGGATCTGTTAAACCACTATATGTAGGAGTATTTGCAACTGCGGTAATTGTATATAAATTTGATCCATAAAAAATTTGATCATTTAATACAAATGCTGTTGATGCTTGCCATTCATCACCTACAGTAATTGTAGGGGTTTCTGTATATTTTGGTACAACGTTTGATATAACAATATTTTGTAAACTATCAATACCTTTTGAGATAACCAAATCAATATCAGCTTCTGTTTTTTCAATAACAACTAGAAGCTCAGGTTTTCTTGCAACATATGTTAATTCTGCTGTACCATTTACAACTGTACCTGTTGTATGTGTTGGTGCAGTATTCCCTAATAAACCATCAACAGTAACCTGATAAATGTTATTATTATGTTCTATATGTGAATTTAATACTGCAGGTTGGTTATTAATCCAAATTGTATCTATTGAAATTGGATCATCCACAGTTGCTGATACAGTATCACTATAACCAAATCCATTTGTTATAAGTACCGCACTATTAATAGTACCATTTGATATAGTTAATGATGCTGTTGCTGTTGTACCTACATATTTTAATTGTGCACTACCACCACTTTGTGACACTGTTCCAGTTGTGTGTTGTGGTCCTGTACTACCAAGTCTGGTACCAGATACAACATAATAAAAATTTCTATCCAATGTTACAGGATTTACGTATAAAACATATGAACCTACTGCTACATCTTGAAATGCCGCCCAAGTTGTAGCATTTTGAAATGGATCTGATATTGTAATAGATGGAATTGATGAATATCCTTCTCCACCATTTGTAATGTCTATTCTTTCCAATGTATATGGATTTTCTTCTCTATATCCGTCACCAGTAATTACAGCTCTGGTTTGACCATCAGTGTATCCTGAGCCACCATCTTCAATTGCAATATTTGTAATTTCTCCGGAAGCATAAAATTGTGCTTTTAAAGCATTAGATACAGGCATATATTCGGAAGACAAAAATCTATTTCTTAACGAAACAGGAATGGTATACATAAATTTCCATTTATAACCATCGGATGTGTCAAATACATCTGGTGTGGTACCCGTAGGCATTACAGTAGATGGATTATTTTGATTATTCCAAATGCATTTATATACATTAAACTGAGTTGTTAGGACATAGAAGTTTGAATCTTCTAGGCGTGTGGCCCCGGAGTAAGCTGGGCCGAATCCATAACCAGTTGTTGTATCATATGCATCATCATAATCATCATAGACAGTACCAGAAACCCAATCAATTCTTCTTACAACATATGAAACATCAGAAGGATTTACAGCTTTCGCTGTAAGAATATCCCTACGAACATGGAGGTCATATCTAAAATTATCAGAAGGTTGCCCAGGAGAATCTTCGGTTGGATTTGCTGGAATAAAAGGTGACAAGAAATCTTGCCATGAGTTTTCCTTACCAAACCAATGATAGTAACGAGCTGTTCTTGATGTTACTTCTTGGTAAATTGCATCTGCAATTGTCTTCTTAAATTTAGCCTTAAATACTGAATATGATGAAGCCATTTAATTATCCTACTGTAATCACCCATGAAATTGCTACAGTTTCTGTAGCACCTTTATTAATAACAGGGAATGTAGTTCTACACAACATCGAACCATAACTTAATTTGTGTGTTGCACCTGATGTACCTGTAATATCAATTGCAGTACCTGCATTTGCATTTGTTTCTGATGTTGCTAATTTTAAATTATCATCATCTATTCTAATTACATAAAATGTACCACCATCAGTTAAACCGGTAATTGTTGCTGATCCACCATCAGTATAAGTTACCAAATCACCAGTTTGAAACCCATGCCCAATAATGGCAATATTATCACTTGAATTTGTAACATCAGTATCACCATCAAATGTTTTAACAGACGAATCAGATGTATTAAAAATACCTGCTTCAACTAATGAACCGGTACCAACTCCTGGGCCGAAACTGGCATCAAATGTTGCTGAAACACCAGAAGAACTTTCTGTACTAGCAACCCTTGCTAATTCATTTTGTAATGATGTTTGTCCTAAAGCAGGAACAGAATTATCATCACCAATTGACATATAACCCATTACATCTAATGTATTTGCCACTAATCTAGATGCAATAAATTCTTTACCCGACGTTACAATAAGATTTGGAACTTCTTTGGTTTCAACCAATTCTTTTTTCTTATTGTATTTTTTAATTGACAAACGCCCTGTCAATTTTATACTTTCATTTAGCATTTTTACTCCTTATGGAATTAATCCAATATTAACAATTTCATCTGTAATTGATACAGAATCTGTAAATGTTGTTCCAAACATATCTATTGTATTTGGTGGGTTATATATTGTTACTTCACCTTGTTCACTTACTCTGCCACCAAGTTCAAAATAAGTTTCAGCATCATATGGCTCAAATCTAATTAAACCATTTTGATCAGTTATATCTATAACATCTGCACCAAGAGTTAAATTTGATCTAGTAAATGTTGCTTTTGATGTCCATTCACCAAGTTCAATACTTCCTTCAATACCAGCAACAAAGTTATTTTGAATCTGATATTCACCAAATAATTTAGTACCAGATGGATGTAAATAAGTTTTTGCAAGTGTTGAATATTTTTCTAACTTTTCATCAACAGTAATTAGATATGAATATTTTTGGTAAAAATAACTATCTTGTAAAAATATATCATCATCTAAAAATGAATCATTTGTTGAATAATAACCTTGATATTTGGCAACAGCACCAATATCAAATTTTATAATAGCAAAATTGGTAGCTTCAGTTTCACCTAATCCAGTTTCTTGATAAAATTGTTGAACAATTGTACCAACCATGGTTGGAGCACCATATGTACTTGTAAAATAATCTGGATCTAAAATATATCCATATTCATCATATTGTGGTATATATGATGTATCAGGTAATGTAAATTGTCTTGTTGTACCTTTATCGAGAACAATTTGTGATCCAGAAACATTGGTCTCGATATTAGATTTAATTAAGAAAAAGTCTGCCTCATAACCTGCACCAAATGTAATATTTACTAAATTTTCAATACCACCAGTACTATTAACTTTTGTAACTTTAAGCAATTGTGTAATTGTTGTACCACCTGATATTGTGGTACCTTCAATTAAATCACCAATTTTAAATCCTTCACCAGCCTGTAATATTGTAATTTTTGTTGTTGTTGGTATAATTGTACCAGCTACAGAGCCAAATGATATTGTATAACCAGTTTGTATATTACCATAATAATTTTTATCTATGAAAATTTCATAGATTGAATTTCTCACATGTTTTGTTCGTGTTACAAATACAGTAATATTTGTATTTTGTCCTGATATTACTATTCTATTACCAGATAAACTTTCAACATTCCCAGCTGAAACATCAAGAAATATTGACATTTCCTGATTCCATCTACCATCAGATGCTTTTAATACTGAATCCCAAGGATATGAAATATCTGCAATTTTATCATATAATATTTTAAATAAAAATTTATATGCAGATTCTGTACCTTTTGACTTAAATAAAGGTTTAATTTTTCTTAAAAATAACCTTTCATCAATATAGGTAAAATCTTCACCACCTAATGCATTTAATTCTCTTCTAAAATATTGTATAAAACTATCTAATGTCTTATCAATATCTCTTTTATCTAATAAATCTCTTGATTCATATTGATTTAAATATTCATAGTATGCTTTTAAAAATTCTACAAATGCAGGATAGTCTGATCTAATAAAATCTGGTACTTGTTTTGATACAATATTTTTTAAATTAACTGTCATTATTATTTATTAATTTCTACTTGATGTAAATACATAATTAGAATTACCAGCTTGATCTCCCATTGCCACTTTATCTTCAATAACATTTACAATAATATTTTCATCTGGTATTTGTACTAATTGGTTTCTAATTGATGCAACATCATTTGATTGTGGTTTAATAATAAATTCAAATACTGAAC